CATGGATTGTTGCTTCTCCGCGCATTATCGTTGGTTTGAAGAACGCGTCCAACTCCGGTTATATGCCTAACCAGGAGCATGGTTACAACGTCTCTGCCTCTGCGATGGTTGGTACTTACAACGGTCTGCCGGTTTATGTGGACAATGCTTCTGAGTCTGATTACTACCTGTTGGGTCACAAGTCATCCGATCAGGATACTGGTTTGATCTACAGCCCGTATATCGGTCTCGCAAGCTCTGGTCTGATCGTCAACCCAGAAACGTTCGATAAGCGCATGGGTATCCGTACTCGTTACGCGCTGACCGACTTCACCGATTCCACCACGGATCTGGCTCACAGCCCCGACTTCTTTGGTCGTGCGACTGTTGCCAATCTGACACTGGGCTTCACGTCTTAATAAACTGAAGATACCATCGGTTCTACTCTAAACCCGGTTCGCCGGGTTTTTTTGTGCCTGTACAAAAAGTTTCGGGTACTGTACAATTGTAAAGCAAACATACGAAGGCGATCATCTTGAAAACATTCGACGAATTGGCCAATATACTGAAATCGCTAACCTGCACTCCGGCTGCATTGAATAAGCTGGGCGTGGTTGATGATGTGGTTGCGTGTACTCAATTTCTGGATGAATGGTACCCTGATTATGATATTCGTTTAAGTGATAGAACTCATGTTATAAAACAAGGATACGACAGCATACATTCAATTCCGAAATGCTGGTGCGGTCATCCGGTAAAGTTCAAGAAGAGGGGGATGGCTTCTGGCTGTTCTGACGCGCACATTAAACAGGCATCGGCCAACAAGGCCAAAGCAACCTCGATTGATCGCTACGGGACCGAGTATGCTGCACAGTCGCACGATATCAAAAGTAAGATAAGAGAGTCGGCCAAGTCGGTTGATTGGTCCCTTAGATACGAAAAAACCAAACAAACAGTGCTTGAGCGTCTGGGGGTGGATAATGTGTCCCAGGCAGAATCCGTTAAAAGGAAAAAGTCATCGACGTGTGAAGCAAACTATGGGGTACCCAACTTCTCACAGTCTTCCGAGTTCACCGCCATCATGAAAGATCACAATGAGAACCATCGCGACGGACTGTGGTTGTTTCAGACAGACGAATTTAAAGCAGCATTACCCGAAGTATCGGAACAGACCAAACAAAGACGCACAGATACCTTCAACCGACGATACGGGGTGTCTAACCCCATACAAATACCCGCCGTTCGTGCTGAGCGTATACAACGCGACGGAGCCCTCTTCAAAACGTCCGTACTGCCTCCTGACATAGAGGCCATACTATCGGACAAAGATACGCTACAAACGCTATACGATCAGTATGAGACTCTGGATAGTGTATCTGATGTAGTGGGTGTCAGTAGAGCGACACTAAGTCGAAGAATGAATGACCACGGCATCGATATGACGTTTAAGTTTGCTTCAGTCGCCGAGAACTCGCTTGCAAGCTACGTCGCTTCCATCTACGACGGTGAGATCTTGCGGCAATACCGGGTGGATAACAAGGAACTGGATATTTTCATACCAGAACTGAATATCGGCATCGAGTACAACGGACTGTATTGGCATGGCTCCATGTTCAAAAAGAGACATTACCACCAGGATAAGTCTCTGTTCTTCAAAGACCGGGGGATTCTGGTTATCCACGTTTGGGAAGATGATTGGAATGACAACAGAGAAATCATTCAGAAAAAGCTGAAGAGTAAGATTGGAAAAAGCAGATCCATAGGTGCTCGGAAGACAGTCGTCCGAGAGATCGACCGACGACTGGCCAGGCCAATATATGAACAGAATCATGTCCAGGGATTTGTTGGAGCAACCCGCCATTTAGGGCTTTACTATCAGGAAGAGCTGGTTGCTGTTATGTCGATGAAACGTCATGACGATGACGTGTGGGAGATTGTCAGATTCGCTTCATCGGTACATGTATCTGGTGGTTTCAGTAAGTTGCTCAAGCACTTTAAGAAGAACAATATTTGGACATCCATGTACACCTTCGCGTCACTTGACTATAGTCACGGAGACATCTACGAGAAGACTGGGTTCGAGTTTTCGCATGTAACCGTACCTGGCATGTGGTATGTGAAAAAGGATAAGCGATATCGTAGAGAGCAGTTCATGAAACACAAACTGGCCAGTAAGCTGGAAAACTATGACCCGGCACTCACCGAGCGCCAGAACATGATCAACCACGGGTTCTGGCAGCTTCACGACTCCGGGAGTATAAAATATACCTTGACAAATTCCATACAATTGCTAGAATAAATACCGTAAAGAGGGGTAATGTATGTTAGTACGAAAATCAACGTATGATTCGCTGCTCCACGAACATGTGGAACTACAACAAGAATATGCGACTGCTATTATGGAATCGGAGGACATCAAAGCCGATTACCAACGACTGTTCGATGAATTTGAAGATCACAAATTAAAATCGATTTCTAAAGAAAAGACGTTTTTCGTCCTGGAGTTTCATGATGACATGGAGACGGTTTCGCCTGTCGGTTATGTGAAGGATCGTGACGGGGTTAACAAGCTGGTCGAGCGAGGCTGGCTTGCTTCCAATAAAGTAGACGATTCATTTGCAGTCCAGTTAGCTCTGGCCGCAGCATCAACAGACTTTATGGTTAACATGATTGATGCCTTTTCAGAAGAACTGGAGGAACCCGACGATGAATAAGAACATCATAATCGACATGAACAATATCGCATGGATCATCCGGCACGCTTCCAAGCTGGAGCCGAAGAAAGTTGAAGCCTATGCGACCGAATACATTGCAATGTGTATGATTGATCTGGTCTGTAATATGTACAAAGAGAACCAGGGAACCGGGATCCTATGTACCTATGATTCTTCGAACGTCTGGCGTAAAACCATTTATGCTGACTATAAGAATCGTGGGCATGATGATATCTATCACGAAGTAGTACGAGATGCTGTTGATATGACTAAGGAATTCTTCGATACCGTCACCAACATCAAGACGGCTAAAGTCTCCTTCACCGAAGCAGATGACATTATCGGAGTGGCTGTCCAAGAAAACACGATCGATTGTGAGAATGTGATTATATCGTCGGATAAGGATTTCGTTCAGCTTCTCGGCAACCCGAAGACCACTCTCTACTCACCCTCCCAGAAGAAGTTCCGGGTGAGCGATGACCCAGAGTATGATCTGTTCCTTAAGTGTGTGCGAGGGGACAAAAACGATAATATTTTCAGTTGCTATCCGCGAGTACGTGAGACTGTAATTCATGAAGCGTTTTCGACTCCCGAGTCTTATACTGATTTCATGGAAACGATTCTTAAATCGGGAGATAAGGTAGGTAAGGGTTATGATCTCAATCAGAACCTGATCGATCTACGCAAGCAACCGGTTAACATCCGAGAACGCATTGTTGATGAGCTCAATCGACCCACGCAGATGAATTTCAACAACAAGATCGCGCTTGAGTTTGCCAGGGATCACCACTTCAAAGCCAACATCGAAAAATTCATGGATGGCGAGTATACATCGGCACTAAAATCCGAGTATGTTTTCGACGATAAATACAAGCAGCCAACGCCTTAAAGGAGGTCGCAATTGAAAAAGATAATCACTGTAGACGGTAAACAAAAGCACGTATTCGTTCTTCGAGAAACGGATCAGCATTTTGTGTACATTTCACTACATCACATCGATCGGGTCGATTACGATCGTATGAAACAACTGACAAAAGATACTGATGTTGACCTACTGGAAGCCATGAAGACCCACCGATTCGACAATGGAGTTCTCGGGCTCAATTTGTATCGAGAGGTTATCAAGACTGCCCGTAAGCACGAAGTCAAAGCGACTAAGCCATCGGTATATCTTGCTGACCAACCGGCGGAACCCATCAGCCCGGAAGGTCATGTAAATACGCCAACGGCAGAACCTACGGGGGTGGATTTGACCAAGGCCGATGAGGTAGCTAAGAAGCCGCCAACCACACCGGTTTCCGAGAAACCACGCCGTCGCCCCGGTCGTCCGAAGAAAAACCCCGCCAAGTAAGTTAAAAAGCCGCATTATGCGGCTTTTTTGTTGTAATATCCTACGGATCATGGTATCTTTACTCAA